CCTGTGGTCGAGCCGGTCCGGCAGGCAATCGCCGGTGGCGCCGTCAAGGGCATGAGCTTCCGGTTCACGCCGGTGCGCGACTCCTGGGAGGACGCGAAGGGCAAGCCGGTCGATCCGGACGAGCTGGAGTCGCTGCTCTACGGGCACCGTTCTGCCGACGATGACCGTCTGCCGCTGAAGCGTACGCTCCACGAGGTGAAGCTGCACGAGGCGGGCCCAGTCGTTAATCCGGCGTACGCCAACACCGCCGTGGGAGTGCGATCCCTGGACGACATGGAGCCGGATGAGCTGGAAGCGGCTCGCAAGGCCCTGATCCAGGAGTACCGGAGCACGATGACTCGCTCCGCTGACCCGGAGCCCGAGCCCGTCGAGGACAAGGATCGTTCTGGCGCCACTGACGGCGACAACGATGAGGACGACACTCTGGAGTTCGACCACTTCGCTTCGGATGTTCCGGTGCGCGAGGACGGCCTTCCGGAGGCGGACGACGGCGACTACGAGGCGGACGAGGCCGAGGGCCGCGCCGCGAAGGATCCGAAGAAGCCGTACGGCGCCGTGAAGTATGCGGACCCGGGCTACCAGGATGACGGGAAGGCCCGCTACCCGGTGGACACCAAGGAGCACGCCGACGCTGCTTGGAAGTACATCAACAAGGCGAAGAACGCGGGCAAGTATGCCGCGGACAAGCTCGCGAAGGTCAAGGCGACCATCAAGAGCGCCGCCAAGAAGTTCGGCATCAAGGTTGACGACGACGATGAGTCGAAGTCTACGGAGACCACCGGCGCCGCTCGCAGTCAGGGCACCCCGGATGAGCGTCACGCGTCCCTGCTAGACGCGGGCTTCACGGCCGAAGAGGCAGACGAAATGCTGGGCATCCAGCGCAACGCCGACGCCGCCCCGAACGAGGGCACCTCGGAAAACAACGACAACCCTGAGGGAGAGGTGGCAACCGCCATGAAGACGAAGGAAGAGTACGAGGCTCGTCAGGTCGAGATCGCCGAGCGATTCAAGGCCCTGCTGGGTGAGACCCGCGACTCGGCGCTGACCGAGGAGCAGGACAAGGAGTGGGAGGAGCTCGTCGCGGAGCGCAAGGCCAACGTGACCGCTCTGGAGAAGATCGAGGAGCGCCGGGCGTTCGTCGAGTCCCTGGCCGTCGGCGGCTCCGTGGAGCGCGGCGACGGCTCACGCACCCCGAGCTCCCCGGCGTTCCACGCCGAGCGCGACGTCTACGACGTGGAGTCGATCGAGCGTTCCGCGTACTCCGCCGGGTCCAAGGATCGTGCCGAGCGCGTGTGGGTCGACGCTGCCGAGCGCGCGATCGAGAAGGCGAAGTTCGCTCCGGCGCCCGACAACTACAGCGGCAAGGACTCGGCGGATGTCGCCGCGAAGCTCCTGGACACGGTCGCCGACGGCCCGACCGACCTGGCTCGCCGCATGGTCCTGACCGGCTCCCCGGAGTACGAGCGCGCCTTCCAGAAGTTCCTGAAGGACAGGAACGACTCGTTCATGACCAACGAGGAGCGTCGCACCTGGATCCGCGCCCAGGAGCTCTCGGTGAACGCCTCCGGTGGCTTCGCGATGCCGTTCCAGTTGGACCCGACGATCATCCTGACCAACTCCGGCACGGTGAACCCGATCCGCCAGCTGGCGAAGGTCATCCAGATCACCGGCAAGGAGTACGACTTCGTCACTTCCGCCGGTGCGACCGCCGTCCGCGGCGCCGAGCTGAGCGTCGCCTCCGACGGCACGCTGACCCTGGCGCAGCCGACCGTGCGCACCAACCGCGTGTCGGTCTTCATCCCGTTCTCCTTCGAGGCCGACGCGGCGTGGAACAACATCCGCGCCGAGCTCACCTCGACGATGGTGGACGCGAAGGAGCGCGAGGAGGACAGCTTCTGGGTCGGCAACGGCACCGGCGTCCAGCCGCAGGGCATCAAGGGGTACGCCGCCACCGCTGGCATCCCCAACTACACCACGTCGGCGACCGGCGAGTTCAGCGCCGTGGACGTGCACGGCACGTACGACCTGCTGCCTCCGCGCTTCGAGGACAAGTCCGTCTGGGCTGCGCACAAGTCCGTGTACGGTCTCATCCGGCAGTTCGACACCGCCGGTGGTGCCGAACTGTGGGCGCGCATCGGAGACGGTCAGCCGCCGACGCTGCTCGACCAGAAGGCCGTCCGCGTTTCGGCGCTCCCGGCCACCTCGGCGGGCGTCGTTCCGGCAGCCACCACCGGCATCATGGTCCTCGGCGACTTCTCGCAGTTCGTCATCGTGGACCGGATCGGCATGAACGTCGAGCTCATCCCGAACGTGATGGACCCGACCACCGGGTTCCCGACCGGCCAGCGAGGCCTGTACGCCCTCTGGATGAACAACAGCGTCATCCGAGTGCCGCAGGCGTTCGTCACGCTGAACAGCCACGCCTGATCCTGACGGGTCAGCGCCCCTCCGGCCCCTAATTAATGGGCCGGAGGGTTCTTCGATCGAGAGAGGGGCCTGACATGGCATCCGGTAACCGAGTGTTCCGTGCAGTTCGCACATACTTCATCAACGGCGTGAAGGTGCCGGTCGGCGCCCTGGTCCGGGAGGGCCACGCCGTCGCCCAGGACGTCGAGCACCACCTGGAAGAGCTGAAGATCGACTTCGAGCGCGAGGACATCCTCGCGAAGAAGGCTGCTGACGCCGAGGCCGCGAAGGTCAAGGCCGACGCCGAGGTCGCCGCCAAGGCGGAGGAGGCGAAGCTTGCCGCGGACGCGAAGTCGGCGGAAGCGGCGGCGGCGAAGACCGTCGAGGCTGACGCCGCGAAGGTCGCGGAGGGTGAGGCGAAGAGCTGATGTCCATCGTCAACCTGGAGGGGGCGCGGCAGTACGCTGTCGTGCCTTCTGCGGCTTTCACCGCCGCACCGGCGGACGTGGACTGCTCCGGGTTCCGGGATATCACCGGAATCGTGGTCACACTGGACGTCACGGCCATCACGACCGCGGCGAACGTGTCGGTCCAGGTGCTCGGGGTGGACGCCACATCCGGCAAGACCTGGCCGATCGGGACCATCGCCGCCCTGACGGGCGTAGGCACCACGTCCATGGCCATCTATCCGTCCATCCCCACGTCGGCCGTGAATAACGGGTATCAGAGCCAGCAGGGCGTCCTGCCGGACCGGATCCGCTTCCACGTCATTCAGGGGAACGCCAACTCGACGACCTACTCGGTCGGCCTCATGTGCGCCTGCTAAGGAGGCTGAAATGTCGATCGGAGATCCGTACTGCACGCTTGCTGAGCTGAAGGCGTACATGTACTCGTCGGACCCGCAGCAGCAGAATGTGACGACCGACGACGCCCTCCTGACCGCCTGCATCGCCACCGCCTCTGCGAAGGTCGAGAGGCACTGTCAGAGGCAGTTCAACCTAGCCACTGTCGAGTCGGCCAGGTTGTTCGCCCCGGAGGACGATCCGCAGCTCGTCGAGACGGACGACTTCGTCCTGACTGGTGCATTCCAGGTGCTCTGCGATCCGAGTGGTGTCGGCGATTTCAACGTCGTCTACACAGCGAACGACTACGAGCTGCATCCGCTGAACAATATGGTGAACGGCATCTATGTGCCGTACCGGGAGATCCGGTCGGTACTCGGGCTCTGGTTCTGGCGTGCCCCGCTGCGCCGCCAGGGCACTGTCCAGGTGACGGCCCTGTGGGGCTGGCAGGCGGTTCCCAGTGAAGTGCATCAGGCGTGCCTGCAGCTGGCATATCAGATGTACAAGATGAAGGACGCCCCATTCGGTACGGCCGGTTCGGGCCAGTTCGGCGAGCTTCGCGTGAGGGACAATCCGATCGCTTGCGCACTGCTCGACCCGTACGTCGTCAACCCGCTACTGATTGGATGACGGCATGTCAACTCTGAACGCAATCTGCACGGGCATCTCCAGGACGGTGAGCAGCTACGCCGCCTCGCAGGTGTACGCGTACGACTACATGGCGGATGTGGTCAACTATCCGGCCGTCGTGTGCGAGCCCGTGCAGCCCGCCATCTCGTACGCTGGCACCTTCGCGGCCCACCAGGCCACGTCGGAGTTCGGTAGCTCGTTCGGTGGCGGCACGGACATGTGGCACATCGGCTGCTTCGTACTGGTACCCGCCGACGGCAACTCGAAGTCCCAGCAGAACCTGCTCAACCAGTTCCTGACCGGGCATGGACCGAACAGCATACGTTCGATCCTGTATGACCACGGGGATATCGGCTTGCAGGATACGACCGCCGTCGCCATCGGCGTCAGCAAGTACGGCGCCACTTGGGAATGGGGCGCGGTCCGGTGCACGGGCGCCATGGTCACCGTCAGGGTGATCACGGACGCCAGCGACGCCAACCCGTTCGAAACAAACTAGCGCCTCGGCGCCCAGCATAGAAGGAGTTGAGCGCTATGGCTCAAATGACCCCGCAGACCGTCGTGGACGCCGGGACCGTCCCCGCCTTGACGGCGGCGAACACCACCGACTACGCCGTCATCGGCAACGGGCACAACTCGTTCCTGATGGTCAACAACGGCAGCGCCGCCTCGATCACCGCCACAATCGCTGTTCCGTTCGCGGTCAACGACAACGGCGACGCCATCCCGGCGCATGTCGTCACGGTGGCCGCCGGTGCGGCGAAGTGGATTCCGCTGCGCCACTCGTACGACAACATGGACGGGACCGGCGCGCACGTCACCTACTCTCTGGCCACCTCGGTCACGTCCGCCCTCGTGGTGGTGCAGTGAGCTGGAGGGTCGTCGGCCAGCATGCCGTTCTCGGCGTTCAGCCCGGCGACGTCATCGAGCAGGACATTCCCGCCCTTCAGGCCGCGCAGCTCGCGGCCGGTGGGCACATCGCCGAAGTCACTGGGGACGAGCCCCGGTCGGCGTCCGAACAAGAGGCGCCCAGTCCGGCCGCCGACAATCCTCAGGAAGGGGACTGATATCAGATGGCTAACACCCGGCTGATTCTGATCAACTGCGTCGTCACGGTCAACGGCGTCGACCTGTCGAACCACTGCTCCAGCGTGGAAGTGGCGCTGAAGAAGGCTTCGGTGGACATCACCAACTTCGGCGGCGCAGGCAAGGAAGTCGCGCAGGGCCTCGAAGAGGACGTCTTCACCCTGGAGCTCCAGCAGGACTACTCGGCCTCCGAGGTGGACGCCA